AGACTTACTGAAGACGTATGGAAAAAGATAGTTAAGTATTTGTAGATTTCAATAAACTTTTTTTTTAATTATATTTGTACATAAATACCAAAAAACAGAATCACATTATACATCCTCAACCACATATTTTTGCCATACTTTTTTTCAAAAAGTATATATTAGTCCAATATATTTTCTCTAATCACAATTCCACAGTATTCTTCTGGATGTTTACTATAATCTATTTTTTTCCATAATTTAGATTCAATTGCGCTGTTCAATAAAAATTTAAAGTTTTCCATGAATTCTTCATTATGTCCAATTGATACAGACATAACATGAGCCAGTTCATGTAATATTACATATAAAATTACATTTTTCTTATGAAATTTAGTGTTATCATTCTTATGTCTCAAACAGATTGCGATTTCTTCACCCTTATTAATACAATATGACGTACTTTCATCATCATCAGGTGCTTCAATAACATTATCTGGGTCAAGTCTCTTAAAGAATCTATTTATATCTTCAAGCTTTTCGCCTTTATTTTTTAAAAATATAGTAAAGTTAATTAAGTCTCTTCTAATTTCAGCGAGGTAATTAGCAGCTTCTAATTTAGCTCCTTCATTTCTAACTAAATAATATTGATTATCATCAGGAGACTTTATATAAGCTATATTTAATCTTTTATGATATATGATTTTCCAAGCAACTAATGATATAATAATTATGAAAAAATAAGCTACTATCATTAATATATCCTATACAATAACTTTTTAAAAAAAATACCTTTTTTAAAAAAAAGGTAACAAAAAATCTTAAGTATTCTAATATTTATAACAAAATACCCTTTTATTAAAAAAAGTATTTTGTTAAACGATACTACCATTGGTAAAAAAGTTAGTGTGTAAATAACTTAATATATTTTAAACACCCTAAAATTTTTGTTACCTTTTTTTTAAAAAGGTATTAGATGGATGGAATAAATTCCCAATTTAATTTATGTGTGATTTGTTTCCACATAATATCCTGATTATGTAATTTCTCTCTGCTTTTTAAGAGTGGGAAGCAATTTAAAAATTGGTCTAATCCAAGCAACTCACACATCTTGTGTAATACATAAGAATATGATAAAAAGTTTTTTCGTTCTTTTGGGCAAACTTCCAAGAAAGGTTCTTGTATTTCTTTGAACATTGCTCGTAATTTTTCTTCAATCTCACGACTCATAATAGGTGGTGGTAATCCACTTAATTTATTTATAATATGTGGGACGTGTTCGTAATATTTATTTAATTTAAGTTTTTTTAGTATTTCTCTCATTTTATCAGAATTTAATTTTGACATATTTGTGATACGTAATTTTTTAATTTCATTTATAATTTGATCGTATACTTGATCTGGAATTTCGGTTGATTCTTTTGCTTGAAACTGTGATAACCATTCATTAAAATGATTAATACGTTTATAACAAAAATAAGATGTTTCTTGTAATGGTTCTCTATAACTAGGTTTTTCACTATCAATAACAATATTTTCAATCATTCCACAATGTGAACAAACTATAAATCCTTCAGATTGAACAACTGTTTTTTCAGTTGTACTATTATGACAGTTCGTGCAAAAAAATATTTTATCATTATAATATTGTGAACTAATGTGTGCTTTGTCAATTATTGTCATATACGCATCTAATAAGTCCGCTTTGTCACAATTTCTAGTTGTCTGAATAAAATCTTTCATATTACTTTTTTTTTTTACTTCATAGGATTCTGGTATTTTATGAGAGTTAGCACTGTCTTCTGATAATTCTGATTCATTTAAATTATAATATGATTGAATATCGTTCGATATTATTTCATCGTAATCTAAGTCTAAGTTTGAATTATCAGCAAAAATATTAAGATTTTTTTCATTATTATTATAATAATCTGTTAATACATCATGCACATTATGAAAATAATCAGTTTCTTCTGACATTGACTCTATTTTTTTGATTTCCTCTTCAAGTTGTTCTTTTTGTAAAATTAACTCCGTTCTTTTTGTTAAAAAAGTATCATCTTTTGGTTGACTATCTAATTTTTTTATTTTTTTAATTAACATATTTAATTCTTTATTTTTTGATGATACACTGCTTTTTAATTGGGTAAAATGTTTAGTATATGATTTATGTTTAGAATCTAATGTACATTGAACATTATTGCTAGATGACTTCTTTGTATATTTTTTTTTTACCATTATATATTTAAGGAATATATATTCCTTAAATATATAATGGTAAAAAAAAAATATACAAAGAAGTCATCTAGCAATAATGTTCAATGTACATTAGATTCTAAACATAAATCATATACTAAACATTTTACCCAATTAAAAAGCAGTGTATCATCAAAAAATAAAGAATTAAATATGTTAATTAAAAAAATAAAAAAATTAGATAGTCAACCAAAAGATGATACTTTTTTAACAAAAAGAACGGAGTTAATTTTACAAAAAGAACAACTTGAAGAGGAAATCAAAAAAATAGAGTCAATGTCAGAAGAAACTGATTATTTTCATAATGTGCATGATGTATTAACAGATTATTATAATAATAATGAAAAAAATCTTAATATTTTTGCTGATAATTCAAACTTAGACTTAGATTACGATGAAATAATATCGAACGATATTCAATCATATTATAATTTAAATGAATCAGAATTATCAGAAGACAGTGCTAACTCTCATAAAATACCAGAATCCTATGAAGTAAAAAAAAAAAGTAATATGAAAGATTTTATTCAGACAACTAGAAATTGTGACAAAGCGGACTTATTAGATGCGTATATGACAATAATTGACAAAGCACACATTAGTTCACAATATTATAATGATAAAATATTTTTTTGCACGAACTGTCATAATAGTACAACTGAAAAAACAGTTGTTCAATCTGAAGGATTTATAGTTTGTTCACATTGTGGAATGATTGAAAATATTGTTATTGATAGTGAAAAACCTAGTTATAGAGAACCATTACAAGAAACATCTTATTTTTGTTATAAACGTATTAATCATTTTAATGAATGGTTATCACAGTTTCAAGCAAAAGAATCAACCGAAATTCCAGATCAAGTATACGATCAAATTATAAATGAAATTAAAAAATTACGTATCACAAATATGTCAAAATTAAATTCTGATAAAATGAGAGAAATACTAAAAAAACTTAAATTAAATAAATATTACGAACACGTCCCACATATTATAAATAAATTAAGTGGATTACCACCACCTATTATGAGTCGTGAGATTGAAGAAAAATTACGAGCAATGTTCAAAGAAATACAAGAACCTTTCTTGGAAGTTTGCCCAAAAGAACGAAAAAACTTTTTATCATATTCTTATGTATTACACAAGATGTGTGAGTTGCTTGGATTAGACCAATTTTTAAATTGCTTCCCACTCTTAAAAAGCAGAGAGAAATTACATAATCAGGATATTATGTGGAAACAAATCACACATAAATTAAATTGGGAATTTATTCCATCCATCTAATACCTTTTTAAAAAAAAGGTAACAAAAATTTTAGGGTGTTTAAAATATATTAAGTTATTTACACACTAACTTTTTTACCAATGGTAGTATCGTTTAACAAAATACTTTTTTTAATAAAAGGGTATTTTGTTATAAATATTAGAATACTTAAGATTTTTTGTTACCTTTTTTTTAAAAAAGGTATTTTTTTTAAAAAGTTATTGTATAGGATATATTAATGATAGTAGCTTATTTTTTCATAATTATTATATCATTAGTTGCTTGGAAAATCATATATCATAAAAGATTAAATATAGCTTATATAAAGTCTCCTGATGATAATCAATATTATTTAGTTAGAAATGAAGGAGCTAAATTAGAAGCTGCTAATTACCTCGCTGAAATTAGAAGAGACTTAATTAACTTTACTATATTTTTAAAAAATAAAGGCGAAAAGCTTGAAGATATAAATAGATTCTTTAAGAGACTTGACCCAGATAATGTTATTGAAGCACCTGATGATGATGAAAGTACGTCATATTGTATTAATAAGGGTGAAGAAATCGCAATCTGTTTGAGACATAAGAATGATAACACTAAATTTCATAAGAAAAATGTAATTTTATATGTAATATTACATGAACTGGCTCATGTTATGTCTGTATCAATTGGACATAATGAAGAATTCATGGAAAACTTTAAATTTTTATTGAACAGCGCAATTGAATCTAAATTATGGAAAAAAATAGATTATAGTAAACATCCAGAAGAATACTGTGGAATTGTGATTAGAGAAAATATATTGGACTAATATATACTTTTTGAAAAAAAGTATGGCAAAAATATGTGGTTGAGGATGTATAATGTGATTCTGTTTTTTGGTATTTATGTACAAATATAATTAAAAAAAAAGTTTATTGAAATCTACAAATACTTAACTATCTTTTTCCATACGTCTTCAGTAAGTCT